ATGGTCGCCGCTCACGCTGTTCGCCGCCTCTGAGGTCGGCGTGTGGTACGACCCGTCTGATTTCAGCACGATGTATCAGGACAGCGCAGGCACCACGCCGGTCACTGCGGTGGGCGATCCGGTGGGCAAGATTCTCGACAAGTCTGGCAATGGGAAACACGCCACCCAAGCCACCGCAGCCTCGCGCCCCATCCTGCGGCACGACGGCACGAACTACTATCTTGAGTTCGATGGCACGGATGATTATCTCGTAACAAGCGCGATTAATTTCACGGCTACTGACGCCATGAGCGTATTTGCCGGGATACGCGCTATAACCTCAAGCCAGTATGGATTTATTGTCGAGCTAGGTGATGGTTCCGGGGGTAACACCGGGGTTTTCTCCATGGTTTCACAAGATGTGTATACGAAAGTTAGCGCAAGTTCAAAAGGAACGGTATTAGTATCCGCAGTATCGGGCACAAACTACGCGATGCCGTTCGCCGCTGTGATGGCAAGCCTGTCCGACATATCTGCGGACGCACTGACTTTACGAATAAACGGGGGCGCGGACATCTTCACAAGCTCTTCCAATCAAGGTACTGGAAATTACGGAAACTACCCGCTGTATTTTGGGTGGCGCATTAGCTCAGGGTTCAAGTTGGGGGGGCGTATCTACTCGATGATCATCCGAGGTGCCACGGCCACCGCCGAGGAGATCGCCGCCGCAGAGGCGTATGTGAACTCTAAAACGGGTGCCTACTGATGAACGTATTCCGCACCTTCATCCTCCCTGCTGCTCTCGGTGCCAAAGCCGTCGCCATCTGCGATGCACTGGGCTACCCCGACAAGGGCCTGTTCACCGCGAAGGTGGCCGAAACGGACGCGACCGATGTCGATGGCAACCCCACCACGCCAGTCATCGCCTACATCGCATCAGGCATCGTGGACAGCGCCTCTCCCTTGCTCGCTGACGCCGCGACACTGTGGGCAGCCGTACAGGCCGGTACTCCCGGAACCGTCACGCTGGCCGACTGTCAGGCAGTCGTGGAGGCACTGGATCTCACCAGCGCAGAACCGTTCGGTCGCCGGGATGTGATCCGCGAGGAGATCAAGCTCGGTGCCACGGCAGTCGCATGGGTGCAGCCGACAGGCGCTCATGATGCCTACAAGCAGGATGCTGTCGTGAGCTACGGCGGCAAGAGCTGGCGCAGTCTCATCAACGCGAACGTGTGGCAACCGGGAGTATCTGGCTGGCGTCCGCTGTGGGGCAGCACAAGCGCGCCTCCTGCATGGGTACAACCGACAGGAAGCCATGACGCTTATCCCATCGGCGCGCTCGTTACTTTCGAGGGCAAGGTATACCGCAGCCTTATTGCGGCGAATGTCTGGTCGCCTACCGCATATGCAGCCGGCTGGGCCGTGGTATGACCGTTAACAGTTTTTCGAGGGTATAGAGATGCAGACGACGCTTACCACCAACACGTCGACGGCGTGGACTTCAGCTCACGACGGGAATGTGTTCATCCAGGCGGTCGGCACTTTTGGCGGCGGCACGCTGACCGTCGAGATCCAGCTTCCAGACGGCACGACGACGCAGGCGGTTGAGGACGGCGCCTTCACGGCCGGCCCCGTCAGCCAGTCGCTGCGTGTGCCGAATGAGATGCCGGTGCGCCTGACGCTGGCCGGCGCGACAAATCCCTCGATTGTGACGCTGGTCAGGCAGGGCGGGCGCTGATAACGGTGCGGGAGAATGAGCAATAGAACCCTGGGCGTCCAATTCGACAGCAGAACGGTGGAGGTCGGCAATCAAATGGGCCGCAAGGTTTGGCTGTCTGATACGCAATGGGTTTTTGACGATGCCGTCAAGTACAAAGCCCCGAGCGATGTGCTCGACTATGTTGTCGATCTGTCCAACGCGGGCGCCAACGATGGCAGCGCCACCGATGCCGGCTGGCTGCAGGGCGACACCATCGCAAGCGTTACATGGACGGTTCCGACCGGGATCGTGAAGAACAGCCAGAGCACGACGACCACGAAGGCCACGATCTGGCTGAGCAGTGGCGCGGCAGGCACGGACTACCTGATCACCGGCAGTTTCGTCACGGCAGCCGCGCGCACGCATGCCGTGTCGCTGCTGGTGAAGGTACGCAGCAGCTAATCCGCGCGCCACCCGGCGCACTGACACCTCGAGGAATCCATGACGAGCATCGCAACTAGCGAGCCCGCGGAGCTGCGCGTGGGTGATACGTGGCAGTGGACGCGAGAGGATCTCGCGAGCGACTACCCGGCGACGAGCTGGACGCTGACCTACTACTTCCGCAACGCCACGCACTACTTCGACGTGACGGCGGCGGCGGACGGCGCGGTGTTCGACGTCACGGTCGCCAAGGCCACGACGGCGCTGAAGGTGGCCGGCGACTATTCCTGGCTCGCGGTGGTCACGTCGGCCACGGAACGCTTCGAGGTCGACCGCGGCGTGGTCACGCTGCTGCCGGATTACAGCGCGGCCGCGGTACTGGATGGCCGATCCTTCGCAGCGAAACTGCTGGCAGCCGTCGAAACCGAGCTGACGGCGCGGGGCACGTCGGGCCAGCTCGACCTGGTGAACGCGGCGCTCGCCGATCGCAACCTGACGCGCTCGGCGGGCGGACTGATCGCGCTGCGCTCGCAACTCGTGGCGGAAGTGAAACGGGAACAGGCCGCGGAGGCCATGCGCAATGGCGAGTCTCGCAACCGCCTGCTGGTGAGGTTTAGCTGATGGGATTCTTCGACCGATTCCGGCGCAAGCCCGCACCGCAGAAAGGGCACGTGAATCCGACGTTCACCGCCGCGCGGGCGTTTGCCGGCGCGAAGACCTCGCACCTTACGGGCGGATGGACGCCGTACACGTCGAGCGCGGACATGGAATCCCTTGCCAGCCTCACGAAACTGCGCGACCGCTCCCGCGCCCTGGTGCGCGACAACGCCCACGCCAAGCGCGCCCGCGCGTTGATCCAGAACAACGTGATCGGCTGCGGGATCGGGATGCAGTCGCAGATCGTGAACGCCCGCGGCCGGCTGCTCGACGAGATCAACGACCCAATCGAGCAGGCGTGGAAGGAGTGGTGCAAGGCCGACAACTGCCACATCGGCGGCACGCTGGCCTTTGCCGAGATCGAGCGGCTGTTGGTGGGCGAGTGCTTCGAGGCGGGCGACGTGCTGATCCGGCTGCACTACACCGGCCGCGGCGCGATCCCGCTGTCGCTCGAGGTGATCGAGCCTGAGCGCCTCGCGGCCGAATGGGAGATCAAGCCGGCGGGCGGCAACCTGGTGCGCCAAGGCGTAGAGGTCGACCGATTCTATCGGCCGGTGGCGTACTGGATTCGCACCTGGCATCCCGGCGAAGTGATGCTGCCGATGGGCGCGCGTGACGAGCTGATGCGCGTGCCGGCTGACCAGATCATCCACCTGAAGGTGACCGATCGGTGGCCGCAGGTGCGGGGCATCCCGTGGATGCACGCGGCGATGGCGCGGCTGCACCAGTTGGGTGAGTTCCAGGATGCGGCCGTGATCGCGGCGCGGATCGGCGCCGAGAAGGTGATGGTCCTGAAGGAAACCGAGGACGGTCGACTGGCGGATTCGCTCGGCACGCCGTCCAACGACGGCACGCTGTCGTGGGGTAGCGCGAAGGGACAGGTAGACATCCTGCCGAGCGGCACGGACATCGCCGACTGGCAGCCGAATTACCCGGACACCAACTACGGGCCGTTCGTGACCGCGGCGCTGCGCGACATCGCGGCAGCGTTCGGCGTGTCCTACGAGTCGCTGAGCCGGGACTATTCGACCAGCAACTACAGCAGCTCGCGCCTCGCGCTGCTGGACGATCGCGACGGCTGGAAGGTGCTGCAGCGGTGGTACATCGGGGCCGTGCGCGAGCGCCTGTATCCGATCTGGCTGCAGGCCGCGCTGATGTCCCGCGCGATCCCCGGCGTGTCGATCGAAGACTACCTCATCAACCGCACGAAGTTCGAGGCGGTGAAGTGGAAGCCGCGCGGCTGGTCGTGGGTCGACCCGACCAAAGAGGTCACCGCCTACAAGGAAGCCGAGAAGGCCGGGTACATCACGAAGGCCGACATCATCGCGGCCACCAGCAGCAACGATATCGAGGACGTGCTGCGCGAGCGCCGCCGCGAGCTGGACATGCTGGACGAGATGGCCCTGCACACCGACACCACGGAAGGGCTGGAGCCGCCGGAACCGGCACCTGCTCCCGCACCCGCGGCGCCAGAGCCCGACGACACGGACGACGAGCAGCCGGCCCGCATTCTTTCGTTCAAGAGGGATTACGAATGAGCGACATGCAACTTCCGCGGCTGGCGCGGGACTTCAACGCGGCTGGCATCACGGCAACCCGCGCCGACGACGGTCGCGTCACGCTGGAGTTCCCTGCCAGTTCCGATATTGAGGTCGAGCGATGGTGGGGAACCGAGGTGCTATCGCACGACAAGGAATCGGTGCGAATGGAGCGCATCGACGGCAAGGCAGCCCCGCTGTTGTTTAACCACAACTGGGACGACCCCGTCGGCATGATCGACTCTGGCACGCTGAAGGACGGCCGGCTTTACGTCACTGCGAATCTCTTCGACACGGCGCGTGCGAAGGAGGTGCAGGCCATGATTGATGGCGGTTTGAGGAATGTCTCAATCGGCTACGAGATCCACACGATGGAAGAGGAGCCGAAGAAACAGCGATTCACCGCAACGAGCTGGACGCCGCTGGAAGTGTCCATCGTCACGATTCCCGCAGATCCGAGCGTCGGCATTGGCCGATCTGCTGAAGAGAGCACTAAACCTGTGCGCATTACCCGCGCCATTTGTGAGCCTGGAGGCCATATGACCATTGAAGAAAACGCCGCGGTTGGAAATGCCGCAGACCCCACCGCAACCGTTACGCCGAATGGCACCGCCGCGCAGCAGGCCAGCCCGCTGCAAATCGAGACCAGCCGCCGCAACGCGATCATCAACCTGGCGAAAGCCCAAAACCTCGACGAGCGCATGACCAATCACTGGATCTCGACGGGCGCAAGCTTGGAACAGGTCAGCGAGGACGTGCTGGCAGTCGTGAAGGAGCGCAGCAAGGCCGCATCCAGCCCGGCGCATCTCGGCATGGCGCCGAAGGAAGTCGAGCAGTACAGCGTGGTGCGTGCTGTCCGCGCCGCACTGTCGAAGGACTGGAGCAAGGCCGGCCTCGAGCTGGAAGCGCACAAGGCGATTATGGGTCGCTCGGGCGCGCAGCCGCGCAACGGCAATTCGTTCTTCGTCCCGATGGACGTGCAGGTACGTCAGGCCGGCCGCCGCGACATGACCGTCGCAGGCGTGAGCGGTTCGCAGTACCTGGTGAGCACGGACAACCTGAGCAGCTCGTTCATCGACCTGCTGCGCAACGACTCGGTCGTTCTCGGTCTCGGCGCCACCCGCCTGACCGGCCTCACCGGCAACATCACCATTCCGCGCATGACCGCAGGAGGCACGGCGTACTGGTTGGGCGATGAGAACACCGCGATCACGGAATCGCAGGCCACGCTCGGACAGGTCAGCCTGACCCCGAAGAACGTCGCGGCGCTGACCGAGGTCACGCACCAGCTCATCCAGCAGTCCGACCCCAGCGTCGAGCAGATGGTGATGAACGACCTGGCGCAAGTCCTGGCACTCGCCGTCGACGTGGCGTGTCTGCGCGGTTCGGGTGGTTCGGGCCAGCCGCAGGGCATCGTCGGTACGTCGGGTGTCGGTTCCTTCGACACCGATGCGACCGATCCCTACGGCGACGTGCTGAACGCGCAGGCTGACGTGGGTGCGGCCAACGCACTGCGTCCCGGTTGCGCCTACGTGGCAGACCTGGCCTCGGCGGTGCTGCTGTCGGGCCGCTCGCGCTTTGCCAACACCGATACCCCGGTGTGGAACGGCAACCTGCTCGACGCCACGATGGCCGGCTTCCCGGCGAAGGCGACGAACCAGATGGGCGCCAACACCATGCTGTTCGGATGGTGGCCGTCGATCATCGTCGCCGAGTGGGGCATGTTGGAGCTGGCGGTTAACCCGTTCAGCGACTTCACCCGCGGCCTGTCGCAGATCCGCGCCTGGTACACGATGGACACCGCCATGCGCTACCCGGCAGCGTTCAGCTACGACAGCACGGTGGCTTGATATGTGGGTCAAGATCAAGCGTAACGTCTACGTTGGCAGCGACGTGAAACCCGCTGGCAGCGAGCTTGATCTGGATCGCGATGTGGCGAAATTGCTGATCGGGGCGGGGAAGGCGGAAGCCATCCCCGAGCCCGCGCCGGCACCCGTCGTCGCGAAGCCAGCCAAACCGAAACCCGCGCCGGCAGAGCCCGCGCCGATCTCCGAGGAGAATTGATCATGGCAATGAATTCAGATGTCGCCAAATCGCTGACCACGACGGCGATGCTGTCGTCGGTGAGCTGCGCCAACACCGCCGCCGCCACGCAGGGCACCGGCACGGACATCAGCGCCTATGAGGGCACGCTGGTGTTCATCGAGAACGTGGGGACGATCACCGGCACGCTGGCCGGCAAGATCATCACCAGCGCGTCCTCAAACCTGTCCAGCCCGACCGATGTGGGCACCTTCACTGCCCGCACCACGTCGAACGACAACGAGTGCAAGACGCTCGAAGTCAACTGCTCGGCGCTGCAGCAGTACGTCGGGTATGTCGGCACCATCGTGACGGGGCCGGCTCTGATCGGCGTTTCTGTTACGGGCTCGCTGAAGTACGTCTGATGGACTGGTCGAGCATCACCGCCAGCATCCTCGGGGCGCACGGTGATGCCGCGACCTATGGCTATGGCTCGGGCGGCTCGAGCGCGATCACGGTGGTCATCTCCGAGGGCGTCGATGTCATCGACGAATCGGGGCAGATCATCGACCGCGTGAAGGCCGCCACGATCCAGAAGTCCCTGCTGAGCTACACACCCCGGCAGGGCGATTACATCACCGTCGGGACGACCCGCTACGACGTGCAGCGCATTCTGTCCGATGACGGGTTCGCGGTGCAGGTATCGGTGACGACCTGATGGACATCACGCTCTCGAACATCGCGGAGCTGCGCAAGGCGTTCGATCCGAAGCTGGTCAAGCAGGCGCTCGACCGTTCCATTCGCACGGCTGCCGAGCGGGTGCGTACCCAGATCAGCCGCGACGTGCGGGAGCGGTACAACATCAAGGCCGGCGACATCGGCAAGGCCGTGACGCTGCGCGCGGTCAACAGTGACGGCGTGCTGCAGCGGTTGCTGGTCTATACGGGTGGCAGGATCTCGCTCGCACGGTTCGGCGCGCGGCCGCGCGTGGTGCGCGGGGGCCGGCGCAAGTACAAGGGCGTCACCGTCCAGGTGCTGAAGTCCGAAGCGCGGCAGATGGTCAAGGGCGGATTCCTGGCGAAAGGCCGCAACGCCAAGGAAGACACACCGCAGCAGATCTTCCAGCGCACGGGCGATTCCCGCTTGCCGATCCGCAAGCTCACCGGCCCCGCCATCCCGACGATGGTCGCGAACAAGGCCATTCTCGCGAAGGTCAACGACACCGCGACCGACGTGCTGAACAAGGAATTCACCCGGCAGATGAACCTGTTGATGGACAAGACGGGGGCGACGTGATCGACGCACTGATCTCGCACCTGCGCGACAACACCACCAGCTTCGTCACCATCACGCACGCGCTCAGCATGGAGCCGATCGACGACCTGACGGAAGAATCCCCTGCCGCGTACCTGTACCTCGGGGGGGAGTCCGCCACGCTGTCCGATGGCGACGGCTACATCGCGCAGGAAGTGACCCGCACGATCGCCTGCTTCGTCGTGGGCCGGCATGACCGGATGATGGACCTGCGCAGCGAACTGCGCGCCCTCATCCTCAATTACCAGGCCGACACCTACCACACGCCCTGCGAGTTCGTCGGCGGCGAGACCGCCACGATCAAGGGCGAGTACCAGTGGTGGCAGGACACCTACATCACCCGCACGCACTACCGCCAGACCTGACCGGCATCGCCGGATTTTGAACCTGTAACGAAGGAGACCGACGATGGCCATGTATTTCCGCAACAAGGTGCTGCTCGCCAAGCTCGAGGTGACGTATGGCACCGATCCCGTGCCGACGGGCGCGGCGAACGCGATGCTGACGAAGGGCCTGACGATCCAGCCCTACAACGGCGCGCGGGTGTCGCGCGATCTGGACCGCTCGACGTTCGGTGCGCAGTCCGAGATCAACACCGGCCCGTTCGTCACGGTGTCTTTCGGCGTCGAGCTGGCAGGCTCGGGCACCGCCGGCACCGCGCCGGCATGGGCACCGCTGATCCAGGCATGCGGCTTCACGGAAACCGATGGCGCCTCGGATGTGGTCTACGCGCCGACGAATACCGCGCTGAAGTCGGTCACGATCTACTTCTACGTTGACGGGCAGCAGCACAAGATCATCGGCTGCCGGGGCAACTTCAGCCTGACGCTGGCGCGCGGCCAAATCCCGACGATCCAGTTCACATTTACCGGCAAGTACACCACGCCGACCGCGGTAGCCAACCCCACGCCGACGCTGACCGCGTTCCAGGCGCCGGTCGCGGTCACGGACGCGAACACCCCGACGTGGTCGCTGTTCGGCCACGCTGGCAACTGCGAGTCCTTCCAGTTCGACATGGGCAACCAGGTCGTCTACCGCAACCTGATCAACAGCGAGACCATCGAGCTGACGGATCGCAACTGCCGCGGCTCCTGCGTGATCGAAGCGGTGGCTGTTGGGACCGAAAACTACTTCGCAAACGTCGAGTCGCACGCGGGCGTCACACTGGATGCGGTGTCTATCGTGCACGGCACGACGGCCGGCAACATCGTCACCGTCGGCGGGCCGAAGGTGCAGCTCGCCAGCCTGGCGATGAACAACAGCGACGGCATCCTGACCTACGGCATGGACATGATCTTCACGCCGAATGCTGGTAACGATGAAGTGACGATTACCCTGACATAAGCCTCCCGGGAGAGGGGGCACACCTGTTTAGCCGTGGGTGTGCCCCCGCCTACTTTCTAACGGCTCATCTTTCAACGGCTAACTGCAACGGCGAGGTTTTCAATGGCTCTTATCAAGGGCAACGCGACTCAAGTTTCCATCCCCCTATCCGTCACCGTCACGCGCGACGGCGCGGAGCAGGTGATCGAATTCACCGCACTCTACAAGCTCCGCACGCGCGCCGAGCAACTGGAGCAGGCGCAGCATCTCGACGCCGAGGAATACGTCGGTATCGAGCGCCCCATGATGCGCATCGCGCGGGCCAAGGACGCGCTGCGCGAGTCCGTGGTCGGCTGGACGGGCCTGCACGGATCGGACGGCGAGGAGGTCGGATTCAGCGCCGAGACTCTCGACGAGATGCTGGCCGATGACGATTACTACGACGCGCTCATCGAGGGCATGCGCGAGTCGATGGCGCCGGGTGCCCGCCGAAAAAACTGATCGCGGCGGGGTGGCACTGGGCCAAGGCCGCACCCGCCGATGACCCGATCGCGGACTACCGCAAGCAGGGCATTGATCTGCCACCCGACGCGGTGGCGTTCTACCGCAGCCAGGCGCCGCGCCACTTCGTCGTGTGGTCGGAGTGCTGGCCGTCCGTCGAGCTGTTCTGCGCGTGCAACACCCAATGGAGGATCAAGCCGATGGGCGGCGTGCAGGGGCTCGACTATTCAGCCGTCCGCGCGGTGCTCGAGATGCGCGGCGTGCTCGACAAGGGCGCGCTGTTCGACGACGTGCGACTGATGGAGTTCGGCGCGCTCGCGGCGCTCAATGGCAAAACACTGGATGAGCTGATCTATGGCTGAGAAGAAGTTCACCACTGCTATCCTGATCACCGGCAACAGTGACGGCGCGCAGAAGGCCATCAAGCTGACGCAGGAGCAGCTCGACGCGCTCGACAAGAAGACGAAGGACAGCACCGCCAGCTTCACGAAGTGGGGCGAGTCGATCGGCGGCGCGGCAGCGGGTGCGGCGAAGTGGGCGGCGGCGGCAGGAGCGGCGGCGGCCGGCGGTGTCGCGGTCCTGATAAAGTCCTCGATCGACATGGCAGACCAGACCGGCATCCTCGCCGGCAAGCTCGGGGTCACGACCGAGGCGCTGTCTCGCCTGCAGTACGCGGCCAAGCTCTCGGACGTGTCGCAGCAGTCGCTCGAAAGCGGCATGAAGCGCCTGTCGCGCACGCTCACCGAATCGGCGGCCGGCACGGGCGAGGCGGCAAAAGCCTTCGAGGCGCTCGGCCTGTCTGCGAAGGATCTGATCAACCTGCCGGTTGACCAGCAACTGGGCGCCATCGGGGACGCGCTCAACACCGTCGAGAACGCCAGCCAGAAGGCCGCCATCGCGCAGCAGATCTTCGGGCGCAGCGGCGTTGACCTGATCCCGATCCTGAAGGAAGGCACCGCCGGCATTCGCAGCATGGGCGACGAGGCGGAACGCTTCGGTGCCGTGATCTCGGGCGACATGGCCGCGAGCGCCATGCAGTTCAACGACAACCTGGACCGGCTGAAGGTCGCTGCCTCTGGCCTCGGCCTGTCGCTGGCAGAGCAGGCGCTGCCGTACCTGGAGTCGTTCACCGAGGAACTGGTGGCGCTGGCGCAGGACAAGGAGACGATGGACGGCATCGTCTCGGGTCTGAGCCTGATCGGCGAGGCCGCGGTGGGCATGGCCACGTCCTTCGGCAAGGCGGGAGCGGCCATCCAAGCATGGCGCACCACCTCGCTCGAGGAAGTGCAGGCGCAGATCGTCGAGACCGTGCGCCTGATGGAAACCGAGCGCAAGTGGTATCAGAACCCGGAGATGCGCCGGAACCTCGACGAGAAGCTCGCCGCACTGATGAAACAGCGCGATGCGCTGAAGCTGCTGGTGGTCGAACAGAAGTTCGCCAACGTCGAGTCGGGGCATTCGGCCGAGACGACCAAGAAGGAAGTCGCGCAGCGCCGCGATGCGGTCACGGTCACGCGGGCGCTCACGGGTGCCACGAAAGAACTGACGCAGGCCGAGAAGGATCGCCGCGAAGACGAGATGATGGCGATCGTCCAGATGGGGGAAGCCGACAAGGGGCTCTACGAAGCCAAGAAGGCCGTCGAGGGCACCACGGCCGCCATCGTGGCGCAGAAGGCCGAGGCCGACCCGTGGGCCGACGCGATGACGGGCGCGGTGGAGCGGATCGACGCGGAGTTCGCCAATGCCTGGCTGAACATCGGCGGCGGGTTCGACGGGCTGCTGGACGGCATGAAGGACGCGCTCGAGCGCTGGCTCGCGGAGATGGCGCACGCGCTGATCACGAAGCCGCTGATCATGAACATCGGCGCCTCGCTCGGCATGGGCGGTAGCGGCATGTCGTCGCTGGTCTCCGGTGGCGGCCTGCTGTCGAAGATCCCCGGCATCGGCGGCGCGTTCTCTCCCGGCGGGCTGGCGCCATTGTTCGGGCAGTGGGGCGTCAACTCGGGGATCATGAATCAGTCCTTCGGCGCAGGCGGCATGGGGCCGCCGCAGACCTCGTTCTCGCTGTCTGGCCTCGGCATGAACCTCGGCGCCGGCCTGGCGGGTAACTACCTCGCCGACTCCCTGTTCAGCGGTCGCGACTCCACCGGCTACGGCTCGGCAGTCGGCGGGCTCGCGGGGTCATGGTTCGGGCCGATCGGCACGGGGGTCGGCGCATTCGTGGGCGAGGCGATCGACCGCGCCCTGTCCGGTTCTGACTTCACCGGCAAACGCGTGAAGCTCGGCATCGGCACCGGGAGCATGGTCGACGGTGGCGACTGGGAGAACAGCCGCACGCTGTCCTCGGGCCTGCGCGTGGGCAACCTCACGCGGCGAGCCGGTGATGCTGGCCTGTCCGACGAGCAGATCAACACCTACCTGTCCGCGTTCGACGCGCTCGACGCCACGCTGACAGGCATCGCCCGCGCTGGCGGCGCCGACGTCGATTTCAGCAAGATCGCGCTGGCCGGCATGCCGCAGAGCTACGATGGCGGCACCAGCGGGCAGGCGTTCTTCGGCAGTCTGGCCAAGGGCGAGCTGCGCGACACGCTCACGAAAGCGCCCGACGAGTTCGTGCGCCAGTGGCTCGTCGCCATTGATGACGAGCTGTCGCAGCGCGTGAAGGGCATCCTCGGCGACACCGCCGGCAAGACGGCCGCGGAGCTGATCGGCCTGTTCGGGTTTGCGGTCGACATCGACCGGCTGCTCAACATGGACGTGCTGAAGCAGGCCGCAGACAACGCCGAAGCGGCCACACGCACGATCTACGACCTGTACGGCGATGCGACGGCGAACGTCGTGGACCTGGCGCAGACCTTCGACGGCTCGGCCGACAGCATGGCCTCGCTCACGCAGGCGTTGATCGACCAGAAGACCATCGCCTCCCAACTGGCGCAGCAGTACGTCGACCTCGCCGCCGCGACGGCAGGGCTGATCTCCGACACCCGGCAGTCGTTCATCGAGGACACGCTGACCCGTGACGAGCTGTACGCCAGCAAGCGCATGGGCGTGTTCCTGACCTCGGGCGCGCTGCAAGGCGAGACCGACCCGGCGAAGATCGCCGCGCTGTCGAAGCAAGGGGTCGACCTCACGCGCGAGGCATGGGGACTGCTGACGCCAGAGGAGCGCAAGGCGATGCTGCCCGAGTTCCTCGGGTTCCTCGGCAACTTCGAGGGCCAGAACAATTCGGCCATCGCCTCGGGTCAGGAGCTGCTCGCCTCGCGCGAAGCGGCCACGGCGGCTGCGGTTGACCTGGAGCTGCTCGGCACGGCGGCGAACGTGCAGAACGTGGCGGCCACGAAGATGACCGCCGCTGTGGATACGTTCGCGGCATGGGTCGCGAACCTGCCGGCCTCCATCCAGGTGGTGGTCCCGGTCTCCGAGGTGAATGCGTGAGCCGTCCGGTCTCGACCGCGCACGGCACCGCGCTGGCGGAGACCCTGACGCGCCCGCTGTATCTGGTGGAGCTTGGCTTTCCCGTTCCCGTGAGACTGTCCAGCCGGGAAACCACGACGTGGAATTCCCTGCTGTGGACGGCGGCAAGCTTCCGGCTGTCGATGCCGGCCGGCAACTGGACGCTCGAAGTATTCAACGAGGCGCTGCTGCTCGGGCAGACCGTGCTCACGCACGGCACGGCGGGCAGGACGGCGAAGGTCTACCACCTGACGGGCGAGGGGCCGTTCGCGGCCGATGATGCCGAGCAACTGCTCGACGGCGAGATGGGGCAGGCGGACATCGGCCTGACGGTGCGGATCACGCTGAAGCCGCGTCCGCCGCAACGATCCCCGAGGATCTACTTCAACCCGCCGACGTTCAACCACCTGCCACCGGACGGGCTGATCATCACCACGGGAGCGGGCACGACTGAGCTGACCACGAAGAAGCGGTCGCTCTCACCCTACGGAGTCAAGAGGGGCTGA